ACTTTATAATGTCTGCTTGTATTTCATCATTATAAACGTTTTGCTGTTTTCTATCCTGATTGGTAACTTTGATATGGATAATATTATCCATTCCTTTGTGTACTATAAATTCTTTTCTATTCATACTTCTGTTATCCAAATAAAAATAATCCTGTTTTTTCACAAGATTCAGTGTGTTGTATTGATACATAAAAAGTTTTAAATTGCTCATACATGTTCATTCCTTCTATTATATTTATCTAGAGAGGTATAAATAAAGTTATGCAGGACCAAAAGGAAATACAAGAAAAGTTTCCTTTCTTTACTATGCTTACTTATGGTGAGAAAGAATACTTTGGTATAGTTCAAAATCAAGACAATGCGGTTACATCATTTTATGATTACAACGTATTAATAGCACCCGAAGACAAAAAACAATTTGTTGAACTAGGCGAAACATGGTGGTGGGAAAGTAATCGGCAGATTCCTATAGATGTGTTTTTGTTCAATGAAATGAAAGAATTTAGAAATTGTTTAAAAACATTTAACAACAAAGACATAGAAATATTATTTGGACCAGTCACTAGTATTCACAATCTAGTTAAAAAACGTATTAAAAGAAGAACAATTCAATTAGTCAAGAAGGCTGACTAACTTATTTAACTGAACAATTATAGCCATTGCGTAACTATACGCATGTGACTTCTTGAAAAAATATGTATCATTATCTGGTTTTTTCCAAACATCCTTTTCAATTTCTTCCCAACTTTTTCCAACCAAATATCTCTTACCTGGTCTTATCATTGCAAGTATCATCGCTAATTGATCTATGTTAGTTGGTTTATGTTGTTCTATAATGTCATAATGATTATTAATATGAAACAGTTGTTCTACTATTTCTTTAGCACTTAGTAGTTCCCACACTGGTTCCTGCTTACATAAATTATTTAATTCTTGCTCACTTTCAATATTGTTATACACACTATTGTTAAGAACATCTAATTTAAAGTAACCTAAATCATCTGCTTCTTTGTGATCAATGTTACTAAGGCCTGTTACAGGATCATGGGGTATAGGCTGTATATAAACGCCTGTGTTGTGTTTTTCCATGCCACCTGGACGTTTGATACTACCTGTAATATTATTCAACACAGACAGCAATTTTGTTCTGTCTGCCATGTCAATATCAACATCAAAGTCAATCTTCATTGAATAAATTGCTCCACTTTTTTAATTTATTTCTTTTAACTTGTACACGTTCTTGTATTTTATCATCTGTCAAAAGATTGTTTTCTTTTAAAATTTCTAACATACAAATCAAATCGCCAGCCTCGTCCTGTAAATTTGCAATGTCTTCTTGTGTACGTTCGTCTTCAAAACGTATAAGTTTACTACAAGCCTGGCTGAGTTCTGCACACTCCTCCATTGTTATAACCAGCATTTCCTGTTGTTTATTCATTTCCTTCAAATTTTCGTTTGCCAGATGTGTAACCATCCTCAGGTGGTATTTCTGCATCTGCATTCATAAATCGCATACGTTGTATAATATCCCAATTTATTCCATCACTTGGTTTCCAGGCACTTGCTATACTGTCTATATCAGTTAAATCAAATGCATTCTTGTTTTCTTTATCGCTCATAGATTTGACGCCTCCACTATGTCTTGTACTAAATTTACTTCTTCAGTATTTTTTAAAAATATTCTTCTCCAAAAGCCAGGATCTGCAATATCTTTTATAAGTTCTACTTGTTCACTGTTAAACTTACTCCACAATTCTTGTCCGCTTTCACTTAAAAATAAAAACCAAGGAGATATCTTTCCGCCTCTTATATGATAAACTGCTAACTGTGGTGATACTTCTCTAAAATATTGATTCCATTCTTTATTTTTTTCTTCACTCCATGCCTGCATACATTTAATACTTCTTTCTATGCCTCTTTGTGCTGGTTCTTTTTTTATTAATTGTTTCAAATAGATATCATATATTGCATCCTTTGACCAATCTTTTAGTGCTACACTTTCTCTTATTAAATATTCTGCATAATTTTCAGGCTCTAGTAAATCTTCTTTTACCATTTTTCTACCAAATTTTACAAATCCTGCATAATATTTGCTCTCAGCAAATTCTTCATAAGTTTTTGTTTTTGCATTATGCATGTTTATTTCATAAAATTTTTGATATGTTCTAAATGCCAATCGAACATGTGTTAAATCTTTGTCAGTGTGCCTCCTTTTTTGTACGCACATATGAGCACTTAGAGTTCTTTCACTCATAAATGTTTTACCACAATATGCACATGTTAAATTCATGCAAAAATTTCCTTTATACTTTTATCATCAAAGCCATGTATTTCTGCCAGCACCTTTAAATCATCTTTTGTATTCATATTCATTAGTAATTCTACTTCATCTGTTTTTGCCAAAGGAAATATTTCTCTTACCATTTCTTCAACTTTGTCTTTTTTACGTTTTGCCTTTGGTACTTTTACAAAAGGATGAAATTGACTTTTACCAACTCCTGCTAAACACATTAACTTCCATTGCAATTCTGGGTGTTTACTTATGTCACTCCAATTTGTATTCATAAACTCATTTATCATTACTAGATAATGGCCTGCATATTTTCCCTGTACACTACTTGCATATCTTTGAGTCATCCATAAGTTTAAACTTTTACGTTGCTCATCAGTTAGTCGACTATAGTATTCATAGTCTTTGCGGTCTACTGCCGCCATGATATCTTTTATTTGTAAAAGTGGTTTACTCGCCATCAAATTCTACCAATGTTCTTACATTATAACCGTTGTCTTGTATTATAGCAGAACCGCCCAAATTGGGCAAGTCTATTACTGCCAGAATTAATATATCTTCTTTAGGTATATTCCAATTTTCGTGTATAAGGTTTGCACATGCCAAAGCGGTGCCTCCTGTTGCAATTAAGTCGTCAATAATAATTACTTTTCCGTTTATTGGGGAAAGTAATTGTATTTGCAATTCTGCTTTTCCATACTCTAAATCATATTTTTTACTAACAGTTTTATTTGGTAATTTGCCTGGCTTCCTTGCTAACACAAATGGTATCTCAATATCTCTTGCTAATGGAGTTCCAAATAAAAAGCCTCTGCTTTCTATTCCTACAATTACATCTCCTTTAAACAACATTATTTCTGCTGTAAGATCTATTAAACATTTATTAAATGCTTCTGTGTCTTCTAATAATCCAGTAATATCTCGAAACTGTATTCCTTCAATAGGAAAGTCGGGTACTGTTCGTATGCTGTTTTTTATATCAACCATATTTGTATTTTGCCTTCCTATTTTTCTTTTTATAATGTTTTTTAATTATATCTTGTTGTGCCCACCTTCTTTTATTGTTTTCGCCATTTTCTCCTCCCCAACTTACATTAAGACGTTTTTCTTTAGGTGTTCTTTTTATTAATTTCTTTTCCCAGTCTAATGCTTCTTCCATTGTATGAAATTTATTTACTTCTCTTCCTACGCATTTGTATTCACACATTCTGATTGCTTTATAAAGAGGGGATTTGCCTACTTGACTGCTTTCTATATGTTCTTCAAGTCTTAATGTTAAAGGCTTTGCAGTATATCCAAAATAAACCTTACCGTCTGGAAAATCTATTCTGTAAACTGTAAACATTAAAACAGATCAACTTGTTCCCATGGTAAAAGAGTTTTACCAAAGTGACCATAGTTTGTTGTATCTGAAAGTTGTATATTAAATAAATCGAATTTGTCTATTATGCCTTTTGGAGTTAAGTCAACTCTATCTCTTAATATATCTGCTATGTCGGCTCTAACTTCACCGTCAGCATAAACATAAACACTAGTTGGTTCTTTTACACCAATAGCATAACTTAGTTGTACTGTACAATTATCTGCTTGGCCTGATGCTACAACGTTCTTTGCCAAATATCGTGCCATATATGCCGCTGATCTGTCGACCTTAGTGCAATCTTTACCTGAAAAAGCACCACCGCCATGTGGAGCATACCCACCATAAGTATCAACAATAATTTTTCTTCCAGTAAGTCCTGTATCTCCATCAGGTCCTCCTATTACAAATTTGCCTGTAGGGTTAATTAAATATTCGGTATCATCATCAATAGGTGCATCTGATTCTTCTAATGCTTTGATCACTAATTCTTTTATGCCATCTTTGACTGCGTCTAATGTAAACTCTTCTGTATGCTGACTGCTACAGACTACTTTACTGACTCTTACTGGATTATTAACACTATCATATTCCATTGTAACCTGTGATTTGCTATCAGGTCCTAACCAAGAATAGGATATACGTCTTTCACTTGCAAGGTACTGTAAAATTTTATGGCTATAATATATTGCACTAGGCATATACGTTGGTGTTTCTTTGCAGGCATAACCAAACATGAGTCCTTGGTCTCCTGCACCAAAGTTATCAGTGCCCAATGCTATGTCTGGACTTTGTCCATGCAGTTCGTTATACACTTTTAGATGTTCCCAGTGAAAGCCTTCCTGCTCATATCCAATTTCTCTAACCACGCCTCTTACAATTTCTTCAATG